AAAAAGTAAATGGCACTAACTGAAGATGCTGACACCTTGAACGTATATCTAAACGACTTTGGTGTAAGTTGTCAGATTGGTAGTGGCACTGCTTTTAAAGGTATTTTAGATAAACCTACAGATGTAATTGGTGGTGGTCTTGCTACATCTGTTGAATATTTATTAACATCAAAGACTACTGATGTTACTTCTGCATCTCGTGGTACAGCAATATCTGTTGATTCAACAAATTATACTGTCAGAGAAAACCTGTTATTAGATGATGGCAGTTTCACTACATTATTATTGAGCAAAGTATAATGGCAGATACAAGACGAGAACTAATATTAGCAAGGATGAAAACTAATCTTGATGCTATAACAAACGCTACTGTTTATAGATCTAGAGTGGAGCCTATAGCTAGAGGCGAAGCACCAGCAATAATAATAGAACCTATAGATGATAATCCAACAGATACTAACTTTTTTGATAAATTAGATTGGTCAATGAGAGTAAGAATATCAACAATTGTTAGGGCTGCCGTACCAGATGACGATTCTGATACATATACGCAGCAAGTTCATCTAAGATTAATGGCAGATCAAACAGTAAATTCGTATGCTTTGGATTTAACGCCAGATCGTACTGATTTTAGTTTGGTTGAAGCTGATGTACCACTTGGTATAATTAGTCAAGATTTTATTGTGCGTTATCGTACAAGTAGATCTGATTTAACTGCTGCATGATTTCATGGCTAAACTAAATACAGAAGTACCTAACCCTGGTGAAGGTGGAACTTATACGTTCGATCCAGAATCAGGAAAATGTACAC